CCTGAAGCGTGAGGCCGCGCACGCGTCCGGCCTTGAAGCCCGCGCGACTGGTGTTCCAGTGGAAATTGGAAATCGTGGTGCTGTCGAAGTATTTTCCGGTGCCGCTTTCGCCGTCCTCACGGATGGCGTAGGCGCAGTTTACCGCCTCGCCGTTCATAAGAGTAAGACCTTCTACGGTGCCATTGCCTACCGAGGCGTCCTTCTGTGAGATGCGAATAGCATCCTGCGTTCTGGAGGACCTGAAATTGGTAAGCTCGAAGCCGGTGATATTCGTTGCCTTGTCGCGAACGATCTCAAGCCCGGCCTCGGCCAGGGACGTCTGGTGTCCGTCCTGATTATAGATATTCAGGTCTACGGCACGCACCTGTGCCGCATCAACGAGACGAACGCCTTTCTTCCACCACTTGCCTTCGCCGCCGCCTCGAACCACAACGTCATCGAAAACAACCCTCTCGATGGTGCCGGAGCCGGTATAGGACCACTCCGCCTCAAAGCCAGTGCGGCCTTCGCCGGCTGCGCTATGCGTTTCCTCGCAGACGATGGACACGCCCTGAAGGTTGACGCGATGTGCCGACGCGACGGTCTCCAGGGTATCCGTGGACAGGAACTTGAAACCGCCTTCTCCCGTGCAGCGGACACGAGAGACGCCGCTGCCGTACCCCTGAATTGCCAGGCAACGATCCTGCACGAAGATATTCTGGTCGAGCACCGTATCTCCGGGCGGTATCTTGATCACGATATCATGCCGCGGCATCGCGGCAATTTTCGCCAGTGCCGCACTATCGGAGTTGACGCCGTCATGCGGTGCCCCGGCCTGCTGGATTGTTGGAACAGGGTCGGCCACCTCCCACCAGCCGTTGCCGGCGAAGTCGGGAAATTTGAGGTCATGCGACGGCTCGACCGAACGGCGCACCCACGGTCCACCGCCGCCGTCGCCGGGAAGCGCCCAGCCGCCGGTGACGATCGTCATGACGGTGGGCTTGATGGATGCCAGAGCCGCCGCCGTCGCCGTGTCGAAATAGGGGACCAGGATCGGACCTGCTTGGCCGATCAGGCTGGCAAGGCCAAGATCACCGGCAATCCTGTCGCGCACTTCCTGGTCGACACGGCCGCGCAGCCCGTCATAGGTCTCGGCACCATTCGCCAGGCCGAGACCATCATTGCGCCAGACAAGCGGCTTGCCGGGATCAGGAAAGGGGATCGGCAGAAGTGCATCCGTTCCGAAGTCCGGACGCAGCGCGCGTCCAACGTCGCGGCGCAGCTCTTCAAGGACACTTGCCTGTTTGGACAGTTCCTTTTCCAGCGCCGTATTGTCGACGCGCGTGCCGTTGACGACGCCGGCGGTGCGCTCGGCGATGCGGGCCGATCGCACGACGATCGACGTCGTGTTCGGCTGACCGATCGAGAACGTGACGGAAAAATCGTCGAAGGGCAGATTTGACAGCTTCGTGACGGTGACGGGCTGCATCGAATAGGCCGTCTCTCCCGCCGCCTTGGCCCAGACCTCGACATCGGCAATGTCGAAGATCTTGAAGCCGAAGCCGGAATAGACGGCGCCGCCGTCGCCGTCGAACGGGTCGCTCTCGCGCGATTGTCTCGGTATCGGATAGGGATTGACCATGGCGCCGTCCTGCTGATGTCGCAACAGGATGGCGCGCAGCGGCCGGAGTTAAGTGCGGCTATGGCGAGCCGAGAGCTGTCGACAGATCCGGCAGCCTGGTCGGCGTCAATTCGCCCGGCTTCCACCACCAGGTGCTCTTGCCCGCCTGCGATTTGAAACTCTTGTCCGCGTCAGGATCTGTGGCCCATTGCAGATTGTCGACGAAGAGACGCCGATACCAGGCACGAGTGAGAGGATGCGAGGAAAGGATGGGTGTGTAGCGGCCGACATACTTCGCGGCGGCGCGGCCAGGATTGGGCGCGTCTTTGCCCTTGGGAGCTTCGCCGCCATAGATGGCTCGACTGGTGTCACCGATCACCTCCTGGATGGCCCGAAGGGATAGATCAAACGTGTCGCCGATAAAGGCTCCACCGATACCGCCGAAGGTCTGCGCTAAGTTTTGGCCGTAGCGATTTTGCGCTTTATCCACATAGTCAGCAAAAAGACCGCCGCCACCGCCTTTGATGAAGGCCTTCACCCAAAAGGACGTTGTCGTCATATCCTCCGGATCTTTGCCATTGAGCACATTCAGAATTTGGATATAAAACCCAGCAGCAACCGTCAGCGGTACGGCCATGGCCGAGAAATAATATGCGCCTCTTGCAACCCTGCCCAACGCCGATTTTCCGAGCATCGAATAAACGTAGTGGGCTTCAAGCTGTCGGGCCGTGAACGACATGCCAAACGACAAAAACTGCGTTGCAAAGCCCAAGAGCTCGCCGCCGGCTGTCCCGCGCTGAAGCGATCCGACCACCATACTTTTAACGCGCGGATCTCCAGCTGGGACCGAGCGCTCGCTCCATTGCGTTATCATCTCGGCGTATTTTTCGGCGAGGTTGCGGTCGCCAGTCTTGTCGAAGACGCCACCGGGATCGAGGAAGCCCATCTCGTCGATGCCAGCGCGCATTTTGTGCCAATCGTCCGGGGTGAAGCCGAAACCCTCCATGGTTTTCTTCAACAGCGGATGCAGATCGATCCAGTCGACATTATCGCGGGCCAGACCGCCGAGGGTGTCATGCCAGGCGGTTGCTTCAATCCGCTTGCGCGCTTCCGTGAGAGGCTTCAGCGCATTGACGGTCAAGGCCCGATCGACCAGGTAGCGGCTCCATTCATGTCCGAACATCTGATCGACGAAACGCGCCTGCTCATTCATCGTGTGCAGATAATCGTCCCAGATGACGGCCTTGCGCGCCATGGCAGCGTCGTCGCTCTTGTCCGCAGCGAACTTGACCAGGTCGCCTACCACCTTGTGCATCGTTGCGGTGACTGGAAGGCCAGAGAGCCGCCGCGCCGCTTGAGCAACGAACGGGTCCGTCATTGCGGCAAGTATGCCCGTCGATCCGAGAGCTGCCGCTGATGCAACGTTTCTGATGTCACCAGCAAATTGCGCGGGAGCAGCAAGCACGGTTTCACGGCCACGCAGATCTCGCCACAAACTATTGATGCGGTAATCCGCCCACTGACCGGCACTCATCCAAGGGGGCCGCATGCCCTCGATCGTCAGAATGCCCGCCTGCTGCTTTCCGATATCAACACGAATAGCTTGCTTTAGCCACTCGACGGCCGCGTCCGGATTGGGGCCGAAACGCTCCATGGCAGCGATATCGCGCGCCATGCCGTTGACATGGTTGAAGATGGCCGAAATCGGGTCCGACTGGCCGAATTTCTCGTTATAGGCCAGCCAGCTTTCGGCGTCGCGGAAGATGAGAAAGCGGCTATCCTGGTAACGGCTGGCGACAGAGCCCGTGCCGAACTTGCGGGCTTCCGGCCGGCGATGGGCCCAGCCGTCCGACATGATGCTGTCGAAGACGTAATCGAGGCTGGCGTCGAGATTGCCGGCGCCGATCACTTCGCCCGTACGCGGATTGGTCATCTGCTCGGCATCGAGCAGCGGCGAAATGAATTCCTTCCAGCGCGAGCGGGCCAGGCTTAAGTCGAAGCGCTTACCCCCGAACCGTGTCCGACCGAGATAACCGAGATCGCGGATGCTCGAGCGATCGTGGCTGTGCGGCAGGCCATGATCCTCGCGTTTGGGAATATTGCCGCCGGCGGCATTGAAGCGCTGGCGCAGATCCTCGAAGACGTTGCGCACCGCCTTGCCCATGGCTTTCGCCGTGCCGTTCCCGGTCGGCTCACCATGCATCGCGCGCACCAGGTCGGGGAGATCGACCTTGTTGATATGCCGGCCGGAGACGCGGGAGCGGCGGAAATGATGCATGGCCTCGGCGAGATCGCGCTGCGCCATGGCGACGATGGCATTCGCCTTGCCGGCCATCGACTGGGTGCCCTTGTAGCCGTTGTGGATCATCAGCGAGAGCACGGCGTCGAGCTTGTCGGGCTTGCCCCTGAGGTTGCGGTAGTTTTCGATGAAGGCGGCATTTTCCTTGCGCCGGGTTTCAGAGAGCAGGGCACGCCGACGCGCTTCCCGGGCGTCGGCGCGCAACGATGCCACAACTTCGTCACGCGCGGCGACCCGCGCCTCGGCATCCGTCATGCCCGGGTTTTTCTGGCGCTGGCGAGCTTCGTAATAGCGATACAGCTCCTCGGCATCGCGGGTGTTGATCACGCCCTGGTCGACAGCGGCGCGCAGGCAGTTGCGCAGGGACATCACAAAAACCTCCATTGGAGGCTTGAACATAGAGGTAGAGACCGGACGTTAAATGCTATGGTCCGAGGTCTCGTATAAGCTTTAACAATTCGGTTACGTCCCGCGCTGGCATTCTTGACAGCTCGCTAAGAACGGGCAACGGGATGACTTTTTCAATCCCGCGCTCCGTTTCCATCATCTTTTGCCAACCATTTATGCCGAGGACCTGCCTTGATTGCTCCAATTTGATAACATTGTCGGCGAATTCGGCTCGCTCAGGCCAAGAGAGAAAGGTTACGAAAGCAGCCAGATTAGGATAGGAAGGCAGATAATGGGCCGTCGCAGTGGCGATGACGTTCCGGCGGCTTTCGATCATTTTCCTTGAAGCTTCAGTGACGGCTCGCCGGGACGCAAACCACCTCCAAAGGAAAAACGCGACCACCAAACTACCGACCACCAAGGCGACCATTTTGCCTACCCCTCTCGCCAGAAAAGCACCCAACGCACAACCTAAACACGCTTTACGGCAAAGGTGGAGTCTCAAATTGTAAAGCCCTGCTTCGTTCGAGCACGACGCTCTAAACTTGGCAAACTTCCAGCAGATCGGCGAGAATGTTGCCCTGGTCGGCAATCTCGAGCGCTTCGCCGATCGACACGTAGCGCGTGTTGCCATCACGGTCGATGATCGGGATTTCGTCAAGGGGATTGATGATGTCACCATTTGTATCCCGCACCGGTTCTGCCAGCGGGCCGGCCTGCTCCTCGGCAATACGCATGGCGTCGGCGGCATCCGGCTCGGCCGCCAGGCGCGGGCGGATCATCTGCCCCTCGAGGGGATCGACGACGACGTTCGGGTCCGGACGCGGGCGAACTTCAAAGACCCAGTTCTGCCCGGGCTGATCGGGCGCGATCCAGCCCTTTTCCGTCCGCACCGCATCCGGGTTGCGACGCACGTCATAGCCGCGCCGGCTGAGGCTGTTATAGACGCGCAGCGCGTCGTTGGAGACCGAAATATCGGAGCGCAGCACGCCGCCGTTTTCATCGGCCAGGCGCACGGCTTCCTCATACAGCTCGCGCGCCTTGCCCTGGCCGCGCGACGCCTTGGAAACGGAGGTGATGCCGACCTTCAGGTTTTCGCCATCGCGGCGCAATGACAAGTGGGCGTCCTCCTGCGGGCTTTTCAGCAGGACATTCGATCCATCGTCCTGGACGACGGCAGAGCGGGCGACCGGCTCCGGCTCGCTCACCGCCGGCGCCGTGGCCGCCACCGTCTCTTGCGATGGCACTCGCGTCTGATCGTCGATGATCCTTGCAGCATCGTCGAGGCTTTCCGCCTGCATGACGCCGCGAAGATCGTCGATCACGTCGGGATCGCCGCCGTAGATCCGCTCGTAGTCGTCGGCCGTCAGGGTGCGGGCAGGGCCGGCCTGTTCGTCGGCGATGGCGCGCTCGACGATTTCGGGTGGAGGATTGTTGTCGGGATCTTCGGCATAGCGCTTGGCCGCCTCGAAAACGCGCTGCTGTTCCGGCGTGGCGTCCGGACCGATCATGTGATCGTCGAGGACGCGCTCCTCGAAAGATCGGTTCAGCTGCTGCAGCTGCTCGGGCTGCAGCTCGACGCCGATCGCTTTCGCCATCGTCTCGACGTCGCCGGGCTGCGGCCTGCCCTCGAGGACGCGCGCGGCGACCTCAGCACCGCCGTCGCCCATGCGGTAGAGGCCGGCAAGCGCATGGCCGGCTTCCATGGTGCCGCCGAAGAGCGCGCCGAAGGTCGCGGCGACGCCGACATTGGCAAGCGCGTCACCGAGCCCATATTCCAGCCCGGCGGCTTTCTTGCGCGGCTGGCTGGCGATCTGCAGCACCGCCTCCTGGCCGCCGTTCAGCATGGCCTCGGAAAGCATGGTCTTGCCGATGCGGCCGGCGACCGAACTGCCGGCCGAGCCGCCGCCACCGCCGGCGATCGCCATCTGCCATTGAAACGGATCGCGCGCAGCACCAGCCAGGCCACCTGCCATCTGCGCGGCGAAGCGGCTGATCGGATCAAGGTTCGGGTTGAGCGCTGCCTGTCCGGAGGCCTGCTGAGCATCACGGCGCATGCGGTTCATTTCATCGTCGACGGTTTCCGGCAGCGCCGTGGCGAGCTGCGGATATTGCTGCTGCAGCGTCGAGACGCGCTTGTCGAAGGCCTGCTCATTGTGGGTGTAGGCGGCACGAAACGGCGGCTGCAGGAAGCCGGGCAGGCCGAGCTCGCTGCGGATCGGGTTTTCCAGCGTCTGGCCGGTGATGTCTTCAATCTTGGCGATGCGCCTGGCGTAGATATCCTCGAGCATCGACCGATCGGACGTCGTGTTTTCGATCATCTGCTGCGCTGTCGATGTCGTCGAGGCGAGCTTCGTCCAGGCTTCTCCCCAGCTTTCGGGGCCGTTGGCGGCGCTCTTCGGCAGGTCGGCCGGGTCGATGAGGTTCATCGGAAAGCCCCCGGATTGCGTGCCGAAAGCTGGTCCTTCATGCCGGCGATATCGAGTACGACCGGATTGCCCTTGTCGTCGGCGATGAATTGCGGCGAGGAGCCCTGCGGATCGCCGAGCGCGAAGACGTAGCCGCCATTGACGGCGACCGGCAGCGCCTTCTTGAAATCGGCGGCCGTCCAGGTGCGGCCGTTCTGGGCTTTCACCTGGCCGACGTCGCCGTCGTTCAACGATTGCACGACGTCTTCGAAGCGATCGGCGCGGATGGTGTTCGGCACCAGCACCTTGCGGCTGCGCCACCAGAAACCGGGATCGTAGCTGCCGAAGCCGCCATATTGCACATTGTTGGCGTAGATGGCGCCGGCGGCCTCATTGTAGGCGCGCTCGTAGATCGGCTTCGTTGCACTGCTGTCCGTCGCCTTGATGCCGGCGTCGTACAGGCGCTTGCGGGCGATGGCGTTTGCAGCGGCGTCGATCTGGACCTGCTGGTCGGGCGTGAACACCAGCGCGCCGCCGGCGACTTCGGTCGCCAGTGGCATGCGCAGCGTCACGGGCATGTCGCTATAGCTCTTGCCATCAGGCGATTTGCCATAGCTGGTGATCAGGTCGAGCGCCGCTTTCGGATCGCCGCCGAGGCGGATGATTTCACCGGATTGGCTGATCGCCGGCGCATCCGTGCCGAGCTCGGCCAGAACCTTGCCGGCATCGCGGCCGCCGGCGGCGACCAAGCCGGCCGCGATCGCGAGGCCGCGCTGCGGATCTTGCGCCACGGCATCGGAGATCTGCTGCGCTTCGCCCGGCCGGAAATATTTCGGCTGCACTCCGAAATGCGTCGCGGCCGCCCGGGCTGCATTGACGCGCTCGGCAAAGGCGCCGGCGACGGCGCTCGGATCGGGATCGCCATCGAGCGGCAGGCCGGGCGAGGGCGGCAGCACGCCGTAGCGCTCGGCAACGCCGAGCGGGTCCGTCTGCAGTTCTTTCTTATAGGCCTCCATGGTCTTTTGCGCATAATCGTAGTCATCCGGTGTCGCGCCCTGGCCGAGGATGGATGGCAGCTGCTTTTGCACTTCGGCGAGGGTTTGCGTGCGCAGCGCCTCGGCGAATTTGATGCGCGTCAGCGTCGAGCCGACGATTTCCTTGCCCTTCGGCGCCGTCGCCGCGTCGAGCTGGAAACGGGCAAGATTGGCGGGATCGACGGGAAGGCCGCGCGCGACGCGATCGGCGATGTCGTCGCCGCGTGTCTTCAGGTCCTCGTTGGCCTTGTCGTCTTGCGTCTTGCGGGCGCTGGCAGCGGCGACCAGGCCTTTGTCGATCCGCTCCCAATCGTCGGGCGTCACGCCGGCGAGGTTTCCGGCCGCATAATCCCGCGTCATATCCTTGCGCAATTGCAGGATATCCTCGGGCGATTTGTTGGCCGCCTGGCGGGTGTAGAAGCTGGTGACGGTATCGGAACGGCTTTTGCGGATATAGGCCTGCGCCTCTTCGGGGGAGAGCAGCCCGCGCGCCGCCGCCGTCTTGTAGTGCTCGTCAATGAGGCTTTGCTGATTGGCAAGCGAGGCGGCGGCCGTCGGATCATTCGCCTGCAGTCCGGCCAGACGTTGGCCCTTCTGATCCTCGAGCGTCTGGACGCGATCGAGGAAATCGACCTTGTCCTGCTCCTTCTTGCGCAGATCGAATGCGGCGCGCGATCGCTGCACCAGCTCATTCGCCTGGCGATCGAAGGAGACGGTATAGTCGGGCGCAATCTCCGGAAAGACATCATCCTGCAGATGGCGCGCCTTCAGCTGGCCGAGGGCCTGCTGCAGCTGCACCGGATCATCCTTGTAGGCCTCGTAGACCTGCGCCTGATCGGACAACATGGCGTTGTCGAGCATCTGCAGGTAGGTTCTCGTGCCCTGGACATCATAAGCGCGGCCATAGATCGTGCCATCATTGCGCGGACGAAACGATCCAGTCTTTCCCGGCGCGATCTCGACCGGCGCGCGGACCGGCGTAACGGAGATGGGCGCAACGGAGGCCGCCGAAGGGAGCTGCGCATATTCGCTGCCCGACGAAGGGTGATTGGTCACGACGACCGGATCGACGTAGGAGGCAGAGCTGCCGGACACTCTCGACGTCCACAGGCTGGCAAACTGCCCAGCCGTCATGCCGATACTGCCGCCATTGCTGGCGACCGCCTTTTCGCCGACCAGCTGAGCGGCATTGGCGTCGGGATTTTTCAGAAGCTTGAGCGCACCGCCGACGCCTTGCTGATGCGCAAGGTACAATTCGCCAGCCGTTGGTGCGCGCCCGAGGCCGTGTTGCAGCGCGGCGGTATTGTCACGCATGAGGCGTGCGGCCGCGTCGGCGGATTGCGCGGGGTCGAACGGGTTTGAAAGGCCGTACTGACGCGCCGTGCCCGGAACGAACTGAAACAGGCCGCTGGCGCCGGAACCGCGATTGTAGCTGGCTGGGTTAAAGGAGCTTTCGATGCCGGCGAACTGGGTCAGCGCATTTGGGTCAACGCCGTGCCGGACGGCGGCGTCGGCAATGATGGTGCGGATCTGCTGCGGGGGTACGCGCACGACGACGCCGCCCTGCGCGCCGCGAACATGCCCGGCCTGGCCGTTGACGCTGGCCGTCGTGCCCGAATAATCGCCGCCCGTGATCGTCGATGCGCCAGGCGCACCGTTCATAGCGTCGAGCGCACCTTGCTTGGCGCCAGCCTCGGCCGCCTGACGATCGGCCTGCTGGCCGAATTGATCGGCGAGGTTGGCAAGGCCCTGCGCCACCTTGCGCTCGAGGGCGCCATCGTCGCGCTGGACGGACAACAGGCCATCGGCCAGGATCGGATTGGCCTCGAAAGGACGGTATCCGACCGCTTCCATGCGTTTGTTTGCCATTATGCTACCCTTGGACCGCCACGGTTCGAGAAGGACGTAAGGCCCTTGATGCCGATGAGCGCCGCGTCAAACAGGCCGCTCGATTTCGCCTTTTGCGCCATCTGCAGATAGTTTTTCGCGCGTTCATCGAGGCGCGCGATCGTCGTCTGCTCGGTTCCCTCCTGCGTCGTGAGCGCGTTATCCGCCTCACGAAACGCGTCCTTGCGGGCCTGGCTGGGCGTGCCGAAGGACAGATCCGTGCCGGAGGCCGCATAGGCCACGTCCTGCGCGCCGATCGCATCCTGCAGCTGTTTCTTGATCGAGGTGCGCTGGGCAATGCCCTGCAGCATGGTTTGCGGGATCTGCCGTTGCTGATCGGCCGCCTGCAGCTCGAGCTGTTGGGCCTGCTGATTGCCGGCCGAGATCGCATTGGCAACGCCGAGGACAGTCGCCGTTCCCTGCAGGATGGAGGCCAGAGAAATACCGCCCGCCGCCGCGGCGCCGGTTGCCGCACCAGTAGCGGCAGCACCCGCAAAGGCGCTACCAGCCGCAGCGCCGGCGCCGGCGGCGGCCGTGCCGCCGACGACGGAGGTGAACAAACCCATTATTGCCTGCGTCAAAGCTTGACCCCCGGAATGTAATCTCTCAACCGCAACCGGCCGGGCCGCACCTGCGTAATGACCAGCGTCGGGTCCATGCAGGCGCCGATGAGGCCGGTCAGTTCGACATGGCCGGTGTAGCCCTGCCTCGGCAGTGTAAGATCGTCGCTGGCGCGGTTCAGTGGGACGTCTTTCGCCGGCCGGCCGTTGACGCCGATCGCCAGGCTGGTGGCGTCCATGACATAGAGCTTGAGCCATTTGACGGCGCCCGGGCGGCGCACGACGCTGTCATCCGGATTGACGAGGACGAAGGGCATGCTTTCATAGATGAAGGGCGCCCACAGGCCGATCCTGCCGGAGGCGGAAGCAACGCCGGTGTCGACGATGCCGCCGACGACGGTGAAGGGACCGTAGACATCGCCGCCGAGCTCGCTCCAGACCGTTTTTCCCTCGAGCGCGACAAGACCCGAAACGCGGCCGGTCAGATCCGTGGTGACGCCGTAGGCCTGACGGAACAGGTTGACGCTCTGCTCCTCGAGCATTTCCTCGGAGATCTGGCCGCCGCGATCGACGGTGATCCAGACCTGCTCCTGGCCGTCGACGACGATATCCTTGACCAGGCCGCCGCCGACCGGCTGCCATTCGCAGGCGGCCATGATTTCCTGCGTCTTGTTGATGACGCAGCAGACGAGGCGCCCATCCTCGCGCACGATCCAGAGCCGGCTCGACGTCGTCGAGCCGATCTTGCGCTGCACGGCCATGCGGCGCATGCTTTCGACCAGATCCTTGTTGAGATCGTTCTTTGGCTCCGGCGTGTAAGTGGTTGAAACGGCGTCGTACGACGTCGAATAGAGAATGCCACCGTCCTTGCTGACGAAATAGGCATCGCCTTCCAGGACGACGGGCGTGCAATTCGGCTTGGACCCGATCGAAGAAGCATTGACGAAATTGATCGGATCGTTGCGGTTGATGGAGCGGTTGCTGACGAAATACTCGCCTTCGTTGGTGAAAAGCACCAGATAGGTGTTATCGAGCGCATGCAGGATCGTCTCGGAGGTTTCCGACCGGATATTCTCCAGCATCGGGCCATTGTCGGCCTTGCTCTTGATGTTGAGGTTGAAATATTCGCCGGGCTGAGACCAGGCGAGCGCGCCGTGCTTTGCCTTGGGAGCGATATAGGTGGCGCGGTCCTGAAACAGCACCATGGCGGCGAAACCGCCACGCGCGGCAGAGATCAGCGGCTCACCGGCCGTATCGCCGATCTCGATATGGCCAGCGACGACCGAGGCGTCCGAGGTGTTCACGATGTTGGCGGTGACATCGTATTCCTCGCCGGCGAGACTATCATGAAAGACGATGTTGAAGGCGCGGTAATTGTTGGCGCTCTGGGCCGGATCGAACTGGATGTCGACGTCGGCATTCATGCCGGGGAGATCGCGGATCTCGGCGCGCAGCAGTGTCGCGAAGTTGTCCCAGTCGGCATCGACGGCGGCGTTGGGCGCTTTCGGCGCGCTGGTGGCGGCATCGACCAGGCGCACGGCCTGCGTCAGGTTGCCTTCGATCTGGATATTCATGACGAGCGCGGCCGCATCATCGACCCAGCGGATATAGAGCGACCAGTAGTCGTTGGTTTTCGCGTAGGTGCCGCCGATGTCGACATCGGGAATATCGGCATAGGGCCAGTTACCGACCGTCCAGAGAGCATCGTTGCTCGCATCGCGCAGCAGGCGGATGCCGAAGGGCAGCGACGGGTGAAAGATGCCGAAGGTATCGGCCTCGCCATAGAAGCTCAGCGCCGGCACCAGGTCCGCCGTAATGGCGGCGAGCGCGATCGTCGCCACCTTGACGCGATCGTTGCGCCAGATATCGACCGAGCCGGGCGTGAAGATGAGGACATAGGACAGCGTCGAATTGACCTTGAGCACGCCCTTGCGGCAGTTCGACGAGGCGACGGCGCCGAGATAGGCCGAGCCTGGCAGCAGGTTGAAGCCGGATTGAGGGATCGGCTCGATGCCCTGCATGCGCAGCGCGCCGGAATAATATTGCTTGATGGTGACCTTGCCGGCGAGATCGGCCGAGAGCTGGCCGGCGTTGGCGGAGCTTTTGAGGGGACCGGCGGCTTTCGGCATTACCAGCTCCCATGCCAGGGCAGATCCGCGCCTGTCGTACGGACCGAGGTGAGGGGATCATGGGCGAGCAGGTTTTCCTCGCCGACCGGTTTCGAGGCCTTGTCCTGCGCCATCAGGCGGCCGAACATGCCGCCGGTGCCCTGCATGGAGGGCGTGCCGAAGGCCTGCTGCAGCTTTTCGGACTGAAGCTGACTGTCCTGCCAGACAGGGATCGCGAGATTGCCGCCGAGCGCGATGACGAAGGCGGCGCGAAACGGCGGGTCCCAGTAGTCGGGGTCCTGATAGGTTTTGTAGACGGCCCATGCCTCGCTTTCCATGCAGCAGAATTTTCCCTGCTGCAGGGTGAAATGCCGGATCGGGTCGGGGCGCGGCCGAATGCAGCGGAAATAGGCGATCGGGTTGGACAGCCGCGGGCTTGGCAGATCATAGGCATGGGCCCAGCCATTGTCCGGCGGATCGGTGAGGCGCCGCATGCGCGCGGTGACGCACAGGAAAGACCAGTCATGCATGCCGAAAATATGGTCGACGGTGCGCTCCCACGTCGCGGCGATCTGCATGGCGAGATCGCTGTCGTCGTCGACGGAAAACATAGGTCCGGCGCCGATATCGGTGAGAGCCCAGTTGATGATGGTCGTCTTGTCGATGCTCATGCGGCCGCCCCGAAACATGGAAGGAGCCGCGGCCGGAGGCGGCCGCGGCCGATGTCAGCCTAAATCAGGCCGCCGGCGCCGGGTCCTGCGCAACAGTGACATTGCCGGTCGATGGAACAGCGGTGACGCGCAGCATGGCATGGGCGACGGTGCCGTTGATGTCGACGACGGCGTCGATCATGCTGCCGACGGTGAGGTTGTCGCGGCTGGCATTGAAGAAGCCGGCCGCGGTGACTTCCGCGAGGGTAGCGACCGTCGCATAGTCGAAAAACATGATCTGGCGCTGGCCGGCCGGGCTGACGGTCGTACGGCGGCGCAGATCTCGAACCTGATGAGTAGCCATTGGGATATCCTCTGTTGGATGGTGAATATCCGCCGTCCTCGAGAGGACGACGGCTGGAGGACCGATCAGGTCGGCCGAACGATGTCCTTGATCGCCTTCATGCGGATGCGCTTGACGCCTTCCGGCAGCAGACCGACGGCGGCGCCGGACAGCGCGACGTCACACAGGATCGGCGTGCCGGCCTTGCCGACCCATTCGCGCATGTTCATCTGCTCTTTCGACCAGAAGGTTTCGCAGCCGGTGGATTTCTTGGTCCACAGGAAGGTGTCGAGATACTTGGTATCATCCCAGTTCGTCTGCCCGGGCGTGTAGGCGCCGGTGCCATACTGGAAATGTTCGTCCGGCATGGCGATGATGTGGACGCCCCGCCAGGTCATGACCTGCGTCAGCGCCGATTGCGCAAAGGGCAGGTCGGTATCGCCGCGATAGTCGCGATCGGCGAATTCCTTGTACCAGGCGAGCTGATCGAACCACATGTAGGGGATGACCCAGAAGGCATCCTCGTTGCCGCCCGCGCCGCGGATCTGGGCAACCGCATTCGAGGCCGAGATCGGATCGATGCGGGCGGAGCCGTCGCCGATCGTGACGACTGTGCTCGGCGCGTCCGTCAGCGACGACGTCGCGTTGCAGAAGGCGTTCAGCGCATCGAGCTTCAGCTGGTCGCGCTTGACGCGGACGGAAGTCGACATCGCGTCGGCGATCTCGGCCTGCAGGGACGGCCCCATGCGGGCGGTGTCCTGGTTGCGGATGGTGGCCTCGGCCGTGTAGTCGTCGGCCTGCAGGCTGATCGTGTCGATGCTGATGCCCTGCGGGCGAACTTCCTCGATCGCGCCGGAAAGCTTGTACATGACGATGCGGCCGCCGGAGACCGGGAATTTCACGGTGCCGGCGACGTGCTCACCATTGACCATGGTGCCGTCCAGGAAGCCGCCGTTCGACTTCAGGCGGCGCGCGACGTCATCGCGCCATTTTTCGATAAACCAGGCTGGGATACCCATTTTGAACCCTCGAATGAAGTGATGGACGAAATCACCGTGAGGGCCGATTAGCCGAAGCCGGCGCCGGGTCCGGTCAAGGATAGCCAGCGCGTCGTCCAGGTCGCTCCCGTCCGGTATGCAAGGCAAAGCCTGCCATCGGGCGGGAGCCGTTCAGTGCGACGTCAGTCGCCATGATGCTTGCGCCAGTCGGCCTGCAGCTGGTCGAAGGAGGCGCGGTCGAAATTCTTGTGGCCCCAGGTGTTTTCCGGCAGGGCGGCGCGGCGCTCGAGCTCGGCCTGGACATTCGCGCCGCCGGCGCCCCCACCGCCGCCGTAAGGCCCGGAATTCTTGTCGGCGATGTTCGATCGCATCCACTCGAAAAACTGGTGGCCGCGCGCGGTATCGCCGAGCATCGCCTTGGCATATTCGGCCGCTTCCTTCGGCAGGCCGCGCGCGACGGCCGTGTCGATATAGGCGAAATTGTCGTTCATCCGCTTTTCGCGCGCGACGGTCTGCTCGCCCGCCGGCAGGTGCTTGGCGGCGTCGGGGATCAATGCCGCCTTTTCGGCCTCGAAGTCGATCGGCGGCTCGAGCAGGCCGATCTCGGCCGCGGCCGACATCATTTCCGTGGTCAGCGCCTGGAAGGCGGGAACCGGCAATTTCAGCTCGAGCGCCTTGGCGGCGACGCGATCGAAGAGCTTGTCGCCCTTCAGTGTTTCCATATGCTGCTTGATCGGCTCGGGCAGATCCGCGAATTCGGAATAGGCGTCCGCCTTTTCCGGGACGTTGTTCGCGGCGTCCCGTTCGCGATAGCCGTTCAGCGCCTTGGTGAGATTGTCGATCGTTTCGTTGTTCGACTTGCCCAGCATATGATCGGCAAGGCCTTGCGGCTTGTAGAGTTCGGCGGCGGCCGCAGCAGGAGAAGCAGCGGCCGCCGCGGCCGTACCGGCGGCAGCCGCAGCCGCGCCAGCCGGATTGGCTGCATTGGCGGGAGGATCGCCGGCAGCCGCTGCGCCGCCCGCGCCGGCGGCTGCAGCTGCGGCGGCCCCGTCTCCGCCGCCGCTACCGCC